GAGAATCCCTGCATCTCACACAGAGCTACAGTGTCAGCGCCCATCATGGCGGCTGTATGAGAATCTTGACGCGATAAGAATACGTACATAACTATTACTCCACGTAGCGGCTGATAGAAGGCTGGATCTGACAGATGACAGTACCGTGCCACCCAGACAGTTTGTTCTTAGATACAGTGAGGTAGCGAGTGTAGTCTGGCTCTGTATCGTCTACATCAGTAGCTTCATGCTTACCAATGCCGATGATCAAGTCAGTCTCTGCCGCCTTACCAATCTTAGAGCCTTCCATCTCGAATGGAGATAGTCGTGTCTTGCCTTTAGCATCTGCGCTAGCCTGTGATACACCGATCAAAGCTACCTGCTGGCGCTTAGCTACCTCACGTAGGCTACGGTATAGTTCACGGATACGCTCATGTCCTGCATTGAATGCGCCGTTAATGTGTACCTTATCCGCTTGGTCAATGACCACTACGTCAGGTTTCATAGTCTCAATGTACGCTTCGATCTTAGCCAGATCCCAGTCTTGGGTATCCTTCATCTCAATACGATCTTCAATAGCCTTGAAGCGCATACGAGCTACCCTAGGATCATTGGCTATCTCTTCACGAGTCATACCACCCCATGCCATGTAAGCACGTAGCATAGTACGGCGAGACTCTTCCTCGTTGGCTATGTACAGGACCTTAGCACCTTGCTCACAGAATCCACCGGGACCAGTACAGATAGAGATCATGAATGCAGACTTACCTGTTTCAGGTGTAGCGAACACTACACCAAACTCAGCAGGGCCAATACCGTAGACATGGCGGCTAAGTGTCTCAATGTTGAACTTCCAGCGAGAGTCATCAGACGTAGTACGCAGTAGCTCCTCAATGTCCTTAGTCGTAGTATCGCCAAAGTCATTAGGTAGCAGACCTTCACGAGTACCGTGTAGGAGCGCCTCTAAGCGTACCAGAGCGTCTTCTACGCCCTCAGTGATCTCTATGCCTAGGTTAGCGATCTTGTGGCCTACATGGCGCTTCCACATCTCTGTGAGAACGTCTTGAGCTAGCTCCTCCTGTACGGCATCTGTGCCGAAGGTAGCCGCTAGAGCATCATCGAAGTTAGCTTTCTCTGCACGAGTAGCGACAGGATGGTTCTTGTAGTAGATACCTTGGATATCCGCCTTAGTTAGATCCTTGTCGTACTTGGTGTGGCCTTCCACTATGCAATCAAAGACATCACGCAGTTCGTCTTCAAACAGATTACGGGACAGGTTAGCCTGAACCTTCTGATAGAAATCGACTGCGGTTATAGCCTTCAGTATTTGTTTATCCATTTTGTTACCCCTTTGTGTGTTAACGGAAGCGATCTTAACACTGTCTAAATTAAAAAATAAAGCCCCTAAAGACAGAAAAACCTGCATCATTTCTGACACAGGTTCTTAAGTTACTGATTTATAATCAGTTTATTGTTTCAATTTCATTTAGTATCTGTCTAGGCTCCATGTACTTGAAGTCTTCAGATAGCAGACGTACGGTTGTAGGCACTACAGCGTTAAGCTTACGAGCCATGGCTACAGCCTTAGCACTAGCATCCTTGTCTAAGCATACGATCAGCTTCTTGTAACGCTTAAGGGCATGCTTCTGCTCAGTAGATACGTTAGTACCTAGCAGAGCTACGCCTGTGTATATCCCAGTTGTATATACAGCACATGCACTAGCGGCATCCTCTACGATTACGGCAGTATCTTCATCGCCAACTGACAATATTCCTGCCGTATCACCATAGCTTAGCCATTTAGGTTTAATGTCTTTGCGTAACGTACGCCCTACAGCGCCTATGTTACCGTTCATCCAGAACAGTACCCTATCCTTTTGAGGATCATAGGTTACTTTGATAGCTCTATCCATGTACGCCTGTAGTGCATGGTTACCTTGTAGGTACTGTAGAACTCTATCGTGTTCTTTAGGATCAGATGAGATCTCAGGTAAAGGTTGAGTCCACTTACGTACCTGTTGCTTATGCTCAGGGTTAGCTAGCTTAGCCTTAATACCCTCAATGCTTCTACCTATACGCTTACCGCCTTTAGCATTACATGATGCTTTGTAGCAGTTCCAGACTACCTTGCCATCTAAGCGGCTTACAGTAAGCGTCTTCTTACCTCCACAGAATAGACAATCTATACGTTTAGATTCTGTCTCTCTTAAGCGAAGGTTACTTAACGTCTCCCATTGTTCTGTTCTTAACATACCTATCCCCTTTAGGTTATTTGTATAGCTCGGCCCCCCGAAGGCGGCCTCGCATTTATATCATGTATTTTTAGAGTTGTCTACACTTCGAGTCGGATTACCTATCAAAGGTCTATGACAACTCGTGCAATACACGACATTACTATCTACTACACCACGAGTACCACTGCCGCACATATCGCACTGGATGTACTTTTTGTAGTATTCATTCCTCTTTGATTCTTCTAACAGCATTCTTTGCCTCCTTAACTGATCCGAGGGTCCCATATCCCATGATAGACATTTCCGCTATCATCCATTCTAAGGCCTGTAGAGCCTCTTTAAGCTTCTCTTCATTGCTCATCGTCATCTACCTCCACTGCTTTAACAGTTATCTCACCTCTAGCTACCTGTTCGCAGGCATCGAAGTAGCCCTCATCATACCCTTTGTTATAGCCCTTGATCCATGTGTGCCACAGGCCTACTGCAAAACCTATGAGCAGGAACACGAGGTGTAGCTCTGCCGTACTCATCACTCAAACCCTTTAGGGAACTTCTTGTGCTTAGCCTTGATGTAGTCGCCTACTAGACCAGAGCGTACAATGTCATCCTCTGTGAAGTAGTTGAGATCGAAGCGGCTAGGCATCTGTTCAACTACCTGTAGGAACTTCTCTATGTTCTTCTCAGACGCTTTAGTGAAGTCCCGCTGTAGGATATCACCACAGATAACAATCTTACTGTTGTAGCCTATACGAGTCAGTACGGAGTCCGCCTCATGGGCAGTCATGTTCTGAAACTCATCCACGATCACAATAGCGTTATCAATAGTCAGGCCTCGGATAAAGCTGGTAAGCATAAAGCGTATACCGTCATGCTTAGTCAGGATACCGTAGGCATCATCCCTACCGAATAGCTCAGAGCACACCTTGTAGTACGGTAGCTCATACACCGCTCCCTTCTCAGCCTCATCACCTTTAAGGAATCCTATGTCCCGCGTTGGGACTGCCGAGCGTACGATGACAATGCGTTTATAGTCACTACCCTCCATGATTTGCTTACAGGCTTGATGCATTGCCATGAATGTCTTACCTGTGCCAGAGTAGCCTAACAGTAGCTGACTCTTATCTGATCTGTAGTTCTCAAAGAACGTGCTCTGATTGTGCGTCAGGGGCGCTACGTCCTTGAGTGCTAGGTTGTTGTCGTTAAATGCATTCTTAGCTTTGCGCTTAGCCATGGAGGCTCCTTAGTGCGGTGGGTTGGTTGTTATGGTTACTTGAGTGTTGATCTCTTCTACATACCAAAACATACGAGCGTAGGCACTGGCCCTTGCTCTTATGTCTATAGTCTTCTGTGCATCCATGCGTGAGGGGTATCGCTTATCTAGGATCACACCCTTTGCATCTCTGATTACGAAATAGCTCATAATCGTTCCTCCATGTAGTGGATACCGTCTTTGTGAAGTACGACAGTTACGTACGTATCTTCAGACTTAACTCCACGTTTATCCTCTAACTTCTCTACAGGTATGAACTTACGTTCATCATTGAGTAGGTCCTGTAGGCGGTCGTCAGGCTTAACAAAGACATTACCCCAGAAGGTAGTACCATCGAACAGCCTAACGTATACCTTTATTTTTTTCATGATGCCTCCATCGGTGAAACCCTATGCCCCATTTGTTGCATGGGTATGTACGTAACCCGCCTACCCCTATCTTGTAGCGTTTACGTGTTAGATTGATCACCATCCTTAAGTCCTTCGGCGGACTCTTCAGACTCTGCCTCAGCTTCCAGTATAACTTGTTCACAATACTCCTCCAGTAATCGGTTAAGCCCATAGCTGACCAGTGACTTCACTGTATCACCGTCCATATCCACTATCATGTGTCCTGAATCTTCATCGTATTCAACGATTTCAAAGCTACCTATCTTCACATTCCACTCCTCCCTACCTTCTCTTTGCGGTAGAT